AGTAAAAGTAAACAGCACAAAGCCACCTACGGGTGGCTTTTTAGTGTTTATTTAATTTTCAAAAACCGACTGCAAAAGCCTTTTGTGGTTGGCTCTGAATTTGGGTTTTTAAACTTATACTAGGAGATGTTATGCCAATATACCGAGTTGTCACGCAAGAAACCTCTGTCAACACCTATGAGGTTGAGGCTAAGTCTAAGGATGATGCCATCGACTCTTACTATGAGTCATTTAACACCCGCCGAGTGATGAGCAGTAAATCTCGCGAAGCTGTTGTTAACGCCGAGGAAATCTTTCCAACTGATGAGTTCTCGAAGTAGTTCTTCGAGCGAAAGCCCAGAACACTGGGCTCTTGGATAACCAATAGACTAATACTAAATAATTAGTACTTCATGTTTATTAAATATACATAATTTATTTGTTACAGTATTGTTACAGTATAAATTACACGGATGGAACTACCTGAGATGGAGGTCTCAAATAACAGAAAATATGGGGTAAACATGGTATTCAGCAACAGGCAGTTTGATCCTGATCCGCGTTACATTGTTTCTGTCGCATTATTGCAAGGATCAATCAGTAACGCGCTCAAAACAAAACTACGGCGGCGCATGAAATTTTACGCGGGCTTTGACTTTTTGGATGAGCGAGCAAAATTCAAAAAAGAAATCAAATCGAAAGCCAGTAACGGCAAGATGGTGGTGCACCTGTGGTCAGAAGGTGACGACCTGTCATCCCTGCCAGATGCTGTAGAAATTCCTGCTACCGTGGTTTCTTATTTGATATTTACAAGGAAGGCGAAGGGCAAGTACGTTGTGATCAACAGCCCCGCGCTAATCTTAACCAACACGTTCCCTAGCGAATTTAAGCTTCACGCAGTTTCTTAAAATAGAGGACGGCTCTAAAACCTGAGGAGGAATCATTAAGGCACATGAAGTGCCGAGCCGCCCAAGTCCTAATCTTACCCCCTCGGAGTAAAGCATGCAAAGGTTCAATTGCCTTTGTTGTCACTTCGTGGGCGATCAAAATGAATTTCATATAGAAAGATTCGTTGACCTAGAGCCATTCGGCGACAGGCGAGTCCCTCGCGAAGGCTTCATTCTGTATTGTCCCGATTGCGACAGCGAAGAGATCGAAGAAATATTCAACTAATTTCAAATGATAATTTAATTATCCCCTTATTTTTTACACAACAATGGAGGTGCATATGCACTTATATGAAAACCTGCTAGAGGATTGTGGTATTGCCGATACGCGCTCCGCCGCACTAGCCGAAGCTTTGCAACAGCTTCACTTTGCAATATCGATGCTTGATAAAACTAATCGCAGTATATTCGCCTATCTAAACCCGCAAGCGGTGAGTGCCGCAATTGAATTCGCGGTGATTGAAGAACTTGATGTCGATCTGTGGGGGGATTCCCCTACAGAGCCTATGTATGAGATTGTTTTTGAGCCAGAGTTTGATGTTAATAAAAAAGACGGCGACAATTCGGACACCGTGGTAAATATGGAGGATTACCGATGAATACTTTACTTCTAATTGTAACCTTATATGCTCTCTATTTTCTTTTGAGTGGTGCGCTTTTGATGATTCGCGACAAGCAGATAGAGTGGAAGCAAAGAACACAGCGCGGAGGAACCCGTGATAACAAACGATGAATTCATCCAACTTGTAAAGGATTCTCCATACACCATCAAGGAAATTGCAGAGATGATTGAGACGCCGTATGCAACGGTTAAAAACTGGACTCGAGGCAAAGACTCAACAAGCTATCGCGTGATGCCTAAACACGCTCTGATCGCGGTGATGTTGAGCATTAAAGAAATCGAGCGTATAGTCGAATAATATTCTTTTAACTGACACGGAGGTGCGTCATGCATCGTTACAAAAAATATCTGTCCGACAGCCACATTGATGACACGCGGGCAAATGAGATCGCCGAGGCGCTCAAGGAACTTTCCCGAGCAGTGGGTAACTTGAGCCGCAACCAGAGATCCTTATTTTTGGGGTTAAGTCCCTACGCCTTTCGAGCTTGTGTTGAGTTTGCTGAGCACGGGGATTCAGGTCTTGACAGCGCTAAACTTAACGCCACTGATGCTTTTATGAAAGCTGAAATTCAGCGCTATAAAGAGATTGATGTCGTAGCGGCGGACAAGGCTCTTAAAGAGACTCTATCGAAGAAAGATTATCACTGATTGACAGCCCCTTCGGGGGCTTTTTTTTCGTTCCGATATTGCCGCAACAACCTTAACGGTATTAAGAAAACCCACTTTGAATACCGATCCCCTGCTCCATGAATTTTCACTGGCTCCACGCCTTCATTTAAAATACAACTAAGTATTCCCTCCTTGGCAAACCACAAAACCTCAACCCCTGTATCAATCACCCAGTAGTCAGCTTTGCTGACACTAAATGCGCTTGGCTTGTTATGGAAGTACTCAATGACAATGTTGCCAGTTTTTTGGCTAGTGGTATCAAGCTTTACCTCAACAGTCTTCTGCAACTCTGGAATATAGATATCCCAGTCGGGGTGAAGACCTTGTGCCTTGGTTGCCTTTGGAAATGCCGAGTGCAACTTTGCAAGCAGTCTGTCTTCAGCCTTCGCTCCATACTTGAGACTATCCTTAAACTCTGACACGCTTTTTCCACATCGCTTTCACTCCATGAGTGACCAATTGTTTGGTGTGTTTTGGATCTGCATCCTCGGGGATGCTGTCGATTGCCTTGCGCCTCTCTTCCTTTGTTTTTAAGTTGACGATTTGGCTTGGCAGGTAATACACCAATGTGGCTCTTGCCAGTTGATGGAACTGGGGGGCGAGGGTGTGCTTTATATACTCCACGCACTGGGGGTAATATATTTTTTCCGCCGCCATTTTTACGGCGTTACGAAGCTGGTCTGGTGCCATCAGAAAACTCCAGTAGATCGCGCATGATCATGATCCCCGTAGAAAACTCGGTAGTAATTGTCTGCATGCCGTTCAGTCCCATGTACTGCCCGTCAGCAACCGCCTTCAAAGGAAACACCATCCGCGCAGGCTGATAGTCATATTTGTAAATCAATATCGGGATGCAATCTTCCTTAGCTGATTCGCAAGCCTGATCCCACCACTCATCCTTGTGCCAGTGACCCTTGGCGTAACGCTTGGCTTCAATCATCAGATTGTGAAAGACAATATCCCCATGACCCTTGTCTTGGTATTGCTCAAGATTGCGCTTGAGGTGGTCAGCACAACTGCCGAACTCATCCCTGAATATCTTGATCAGATCCCGCTCAAACGCATGACCTTTGGCGCGGGCATTAATCATTTTGTGCCTCAATAAGCCATTGCAGATAGACCGCCGCCTTTTCAAGGCTCTGCTTTTTGCCGTTGGGGTGTGTCTCATACCGCCACACATACTTCTGAACATTGCCTTTGAGATACCCTTTGAACTGCTCGTCATCCATCGAAGAGCGGATGGCGTTAATGCACTCCACCGCATCGGGTGCTTTTTTGTAGTGACGGGGTTGCGTCACCGCATCCCATTCGGCAGGCGTTACGTCATCCAGATTCCTTTGATAATTCTTTGGTGTATTCAAGGAGTTCAAGCTCGGTGCCGTACCTTTTCTCGAAGGCTCGCCTGAAGGGGTGTCTGCTAGTGTAAATTTCATTGTCTTCACCTCCACGGTGATGTTTGTAACAAAGTGGAACGGTCAACAGGTGTGCGTCAGGTTTCGTCTTCCCATCAATATGGTGAACCTCTGCTGGACTGTGTACCGCGTGATATTTTCTGCAAACCACACATCCGAACTGTGCGATCAAATCCATCCATGCCTGTTCTTCCTTGCTGGGCGTTCGCCCCTTCATCATCGAGGTCTCGAGCAGTAGCCATAACCTGTGGTTGTGGCGTAATGCGCGTAAGACCCGTAGCCGCACTTCCAAGTGCAGACCTTTTTGCCTACGCTGTCTTCACCTTCCGCTACCTTCGCCCAGTAATGGCTGTAGTGGGAGGCGAAGGCGGCTGATGCAATAATTAAAACCACTATAAAAATAACTATATTTTTCACTATATTTTTCATATTTATGCTCCGTAGACTCTGCGTTCTGCCCGCTCAGATGCGAGCTTTGATTGCCATGCTTTAAACTCAACTTCCGCCGCCATAAGATCTGCCTTTGCGGCGGCGAGAGCGCCTTTCGCCATACCCTTGCTGATCCGAGCGTCGAAAACATTTTCGTCTTCATCCGCGAACCGATCTTGGGCGGCATTGGTTTTTTCACCGCGCACCTGTGCCTGAACCTTGCACTGGGCGACCAGCTTCTTCTCTTCTGCCTCTGCCCTAGCCACATCTAACTCGGCTTGTTGTAGCTGTGACCCCGCTACACGGATCGCGTGTGCGAATTTCTCAATATCATCCATTTAAGACTCCTTAGAATAGTTGATGTAATAGCGTGACTTACCGCCCTTTCTGTCTTTGTATTGGCAGGTATCGATATCGAATTCGAAGCCAACGCGCCCCTCATACATACCGTTCCTGTTTTTAAGCACTTCTAGGTAGGTGTCCCACTGTTTGGTGTACTTTTCCTCAGGCTCTTCGCCCAACATCTCTGCCTGCTCGATTGCCTCAAGCTTGCGCTTGTTTTTCCAGATGGAAATAAAGCCATCTGCCAGATCAGTAATCGCTCCGCTACCCTTAACGTCATACTTGTTTGGGGCGGAATACTCCGAGTCACCCTTGCGAACGTGGGTCACTAAGAACAGCGTCACGGGAAAGGACAGCTTGAAATTAACGATCTTCTCGATGAAGCGTTGCTGACCTTCATAATCGTCCTGTCGCACCATGTTGGTCAGTGAATCGATCACGAACACATTGATACCGTAACGGCGGTATGCGTACTCAAAACACGTCATTAAATCTTCGGGTTTTGGGGTTAACTTATCGACGTACAGCCAAAGGTTGGGTGCCATCCATTCCAGTAGTTTGTCTCTATAAGGTTTGGGTGGATTGGCACTGCCTGCCGCTTGGCGCATCATTCGCCCCATGGTTGCCTTGGGCGTCATTTCCATCGACGCAATCAACACCTTCTCGCCCTGATCAACAGCATTCAGGCACAGTTGGTTGACCCACATAGACTTACCGTGACCGTTAATCCCTGCCACCCCCCACATCTCTTGCGGACGGAATCGGATATCTTCTTCATCTAGCTTTGCCCAACCACTGCCGAAGCCCTGTTCGTTGTTAGTTCGGTTGTCAAAATAGTCATCAATATCAGTTTCAAAATCGAGTACGGTTCGCAGTGTCTCTGGGTCTTTCCATCGCGCTTCTTCATAGGCACAGTTGAGCATCCACTTGGCTTGCTCATAACCCTCTTTTTGAAGCAACTCGTTGATATCTTTTGTCGGTAAATTAACGCGGTAACAGCGGTCACCTAGACGGCTCATGATTTCAGCGGCGGCTAGCTCACCCTGCTCATCCATGTCGGTGGCAATGATGATTTCTTCAAAGCGAGCAAGGTTCTCGTATTCGTGAGCAATCCACTTGGTTTGTTTCGCTCCTTTGCCTCCGCCCATCGGGACGCTTAGGGCGGGATAACCCAGTTCACTACAAGCAATGGCATCCCACTCGCCCTCGACGATCCACACCTTGCGGCAGTCGGCGGGCATGGTGTGCCACCCGAACAGGATTGGCTTGAGGTCTTTCTGCGTTGACGGGTTGCCTTCGTGATCCACTGGCTTAGTCTTGAGGAATACTTCTTTACCTTGGGGGTCGAAGTAGGTAAACACTACATCCCTACCACCACGTCCCTCGGTCTCGTAGATCTTGTGGCGGAAACAGATTTCGCCGACATCTTTAAAGCCCCTACCCTCCATATGTTTATGCAGTGCGTCACCGTTTACTTGAGGGGGTGGTTTGGGTTTGGTGTAGGTCTTTTTTTCCGCCGCTAAAACTTTTTTTACAGGTGATCCGTCGCGGATGGCGTACTTCTTTCTTGCCCAGTCCATCGCTTCGGTAAGCGAAAGACCCATCTGGTATTGGATGAGATCTAACAAGTCACCCCCATCACCTGTCGCAAAATCCATCCATTTGCCTGCTTGATCCCCGTTCAAGTAGATTGACATTGATCTGCCCTTCTCTCCCTGAATAGAGCCTACTTTGTAGCACCCAGATTCAACCTTTCCCTCTGGGTAAAGCTCATGACATACAGACGTGGTATGCTGTGCTAACTGTTGACTTAAATCTCTTACATTCATTTCACTGCCCCCAATAAATCATCCTGTCGTGTCGTATCTTTGAAGCACTGAAGTCCCTGCCAGTCTGGTTGCCCCACCCGCTTCCATCCTCTCGAGATGGCGTAATCAACCACTTGAGTCATGTCGAACTTGGCGGATTTCATCACTTCAAAGTCGTGTGCCTGTCGGGTTATTGTTGCCTTACCGACCTTGCGGTTACTGTTGTCTTCAATCTTGTAGTCCCACCACTTTTGCCAAGCGCCTTTACAAACACCGTTAGGGCATTTATCGATGAGCGCTTCTTTCCAATGTTTTTCTGTAGTAATAGTTATTCTTTGTTGCGGATTATCCGCACACGGGTTATCCACTTGCG